TCCAGTCTTCTTATTGCGGTATCTCATGATATTCTCCCTCTACCGAAGTTTTTATCACGAATGTTAATTGGTCTCACCAGTCTCGCCGGTCTCACCGGTCTCACCGGTTTCTCCGGAAGCTCCGTCTCCGATGATTGCGAAAGCACCGGGATCAAGGATCGCCCAGCCCATATAGACCTCTGCTCTCAGATAGACCTGATTGTGTCCCGCAAGGTCATATCCGGAGTTATCAGGATCGCCGTATTCGATCACCTTGAGAGGGATCTCCTTCGCAAATCCCCATTTGAAGCAGCTCTCGAAGTCACCGATGATCGCCTTATCGACTGTGTTCTCTCCGAACTTCACAGTGCTGTTAACATCGACTGCAAGTCCATTAATGGTTCCGGGATTCTTTCCCCATGCAAGATCCGGATAAAGTTTCCCTCCTCTGGAATCTTTCATTGCAGCAAGAGCCGATCTGAATGCCGGCGCCATGGCGATACCTGTTACATCGATATCGCTGTCGTCAAAGAGTGCGATTGCATCTTCAACGTTACCGTCCGGGTTAGTAGCATCATAAACTACTGTAAGATCCACCTGCTTATCGAAGCAGTTCTCTCCAACTACTGTTGAAGCTGCGCCTGTTCTGGGATTAAGTCCATGGAATGCTGCGATATCAAGACCTCTTGCAGCTTTTTTTGCAAAGCCTTCGTTGAATGCCTTGAGGATCTCGATCTTCTCCTCTTCTGTAGCGATCATGAACTCATCAGATACTCTGGCACCATACTCAAACTTGATGGGGATGATGGTCTTCGGAGTAAGAGCGATGCCGCCTTCTGACTTGGCTCCGCCTTCTCCTACGATATCCACTTCACCGTCCATCGAGAACTGAAATTCCTTATTGCCGTTGAAAGCAACGGGCTCTGCCTGAGAGAGCTTTGCAAGGGAGGAATGACCCTTTACTTTGTTGATCAGATCCGTAACTACTACAGGATCAAACATTGTTCCTCTGTTTGTGGCCATGATTATTCTTCTCCTTTCATGCCTGCCAGCATATTTTTATAGCCGGCGTCTTTGTTTTTTGATGCGCCTTCACCTTCCGGTGTGAAAGATGGCGCAGGTCCTTTAGCCTTATCCACATATGCTTTGAATGTAGTAGCACTCTTCCTGATAGCCTCTTCATCATCGCCGCTTATAAAGTCGATGGCTTCAAAAGACAGCCCCATCTCACGGGCAATTCGCGTTTTTACCGAGTCGGACTCGTAACCCTTGATCCTGGCATCCTTTTCTGCAATAGCCTGTTCGTGTTCTGCCTTGGCATCACGAAGCTGCTTCTCAAGTTCTCCTATCTTTGCATCTTTTTCCGAGTTTTTTGTCTTCAGATCATCGTAGTCCTTATATTTGTTTTCGATGCTTTCTCTTTCTCTCTTAAGGCGCTCCCCGATTCTCTGATCAAACTCCTCCTGTGTGGTAATAGCTGTAAATTCCATTGTTGCTCCTTTCCTCTTTAACCGTAGAGTGTACGTAAGTTTATAATCAAAAAGGACATCGCCTTTGATGTCCTCTTTAATAACTGTTTCTTTGTTTCTTTCGTTCCTTGGTGGAATGACACCGCCAGAACGCCAGTATAACGCTGTCCATGAGCGCTATCTCTATCCCTTCACGCTGAGCTGCAAACCCAAATCCTCCTCTGGATCCAATCGCTCTTTTCTCACAGTTAGATATTGCCTGTACCAGAGACGGCTGACCCTTATGACATAACGTGTGATCATATATTCCCTGCTCGAAAGCAGCATTCGCAGCTACGATCTCAGCTACAGTCGGCAGTATCGCCTGTTTATGGACTCCGTAATCTTTCATGGCATCTATAAGTAACTGCTGACCTTTTTTACCGTCTACGACTATATCTTTGATATCTGCCCTCTTCAGGAAGTCCACGATCCAGTTGACTCCCATCCTTACAGATCTGCAGTCTATAGCCTCTACAAATACCCTGCCATCCTGAGTCCTCACTGCTACGGACATAGCCACATTCTCTCCATCATGTCCGAATTTGATGCCGGCATAGAGTTTTCCCTTCAGATCTGGAACTTTATCTTCCTGTATGTCGCGCCATTCAGCTTCTGATATAGCGCTCTTCAGATTATATGTGGACCATAGCCCTAAACGCTGGATATTGAAGTCCAGTACCTCATCACCGACTTCGTCCAGGATCGTTCGTTCCTTCAGGAAGTATCCCAATGATGGATTAGTCATGTACCATGCATCTTTGTCATATGGATCATGCTGTTCTGATACGGACCACTCACTCCAACCGGAGTTTATCTTCTCACCGGATAATGTCTTCTGACGGAAGTTTGCAAATACTGTTCCGGAGCTCACCGGTGTCGGAGGCGTTCCCGTATATATGGTCTGTGGGTTCTCTGAAGCCGAAATGACGTATTTCAGCGCGCTTTCATGGTCTGTTCGGTATTCCTGCGCTTCGTCGATTATAATAAGGTCATAGCTCTCTCCAAGGCCTCCTGTGGCGGTTCTGGTCCTGAACTCTACCAGCCCTCCGTCAAAGGTTTCGATGTGCTCCTTTCCCATCGCCTTGTACGAGGACTTAATCGGCATCTTGGCCAGATCTACCAACCTCAGAAGCCTGTCCCAGGCCGCGTGTGCTGTTGATGTCTTATGAGCTGTGTGGAGGATCCTTTCTCCCCTCTTCAGCCCTTCAAGCTCGCGCATGGTCACTACTTCATTTTTACCGTTTTGTCTGGGTACAGCAAGGCCGTAACTGGTGTGCAGCCATTCGTCTGCTCCATTTACGGCCATTATATTTTTGATTTGTTCTTCCTGCCAGGGAAGAGCTTTCCTCCCGGTAGTATTATATGTTTTTATGGCGTCAGGGCCGTAACTGACAGTATACGGCAGCACTACCGATCTCGTCGGTATCTGACTGCCTTTTCTGAGTTCTGCCATCAGAATCCACCCTCACTCCATTTAATATATAGCAATCAACTCATACGTTCCGTTATAGAAAGATCCTCCTGCGCTTCCTCTGCCTGCCGATGATGATATGGTAAGCGTTCCGTTTGAATACGAATGCGAGTAATGTGTCGTATCATTATAGAACGTACCGTTTGACCTTCGATAGTAGTTTCCTCTGTGGTTGGTTCCATCATAGCTCATGGCTGTTATATAGTAGTATGAATAGCTGCTTGACCTTGTTAACTGAGATGTTAGCCTTACGAAGAAAGCTTTAGGCTGACCGCTTAGTCCGGTAAACTGAATAGATGTGGCCTGATCGCTGGAATTGGTCACAGACTTTGTTTCAATATTTACTTCTCCGCCTCCAGTAGGAACGTTTACAATCACCGATGCGAGCGAACTTATATCGTAGGCACCATTGCTCGAAATGTTTTGGCTCCCGCTCGGTATAATGTACTGACTGGGAATGGGATTTACCACTACCTTTTTGAGTGCATCATACTGACTGTCTGCAGTCACGTTCTGAATTGAAGTGGTAGGCGTTACTGTTTTTGTCTGATAGTTCCCGCCGCCTGAATCTATAGCATATGTCAGTTGATAGTACCCAGGTTGATGGAAATATCCTCCCGCATTCGTTCCGTCTGAAGATATAGTTAGTGAGCCGTTTGAATATGAGTATGACCAATGTGCATCCGAATATTTCGCCTCCGAATCCATCTCCAGTCCATATATACCATTACCGTCATATACAACAGCTATGACTCGCTGGTAGCCGTATGATGAACTGAAGTTTGATTTGAATATGCAGGAGAAGTATGTGGGTTCGTCCTCAAGTCCTGTGAATGTGATCGATGTCGCTCCGGATCCGACCTGCACATCTTCCGTATCAGCACCGCCCCCGTATGTGTAGACGAGCTTATACTCATTTGCCTGGAAATATGTGGCTCCTGTGATCGTCAGTGTGCCATTCGAATAGTTCTTGCTGAAATTGGATCCGTCATATGATACCTGTGCATTCGATGTGTTTGTTATGGTCTGGCCGTGCAGATCCATTCCGTCAAATACTACCGCCGCAGTCTTATATGGATATGCTTCTGTTGTCAGACCATCCATGGAGATCACTGCGAATGATGTTGGCTCTCCTTGTAAACCCGTAAAACTGATCGTGTTTGAGGCTGCATCTAATGTAGTTGTTGCAGTCGCTACTTTTAAGCCACTGGATCCGCCTCCCTGATTTGTGCCTGTGCCTAATGATCCATCCGCTTTGACAAAAATCTTGCCTTGGGTTACGTCAGATTCTACTGCTGTAGTCGGAGACGCGTCTGTGAATCTGGCAGTTCCTCCGCCGGTTTTTGGAAGATCCACAGCAGGTACATCACTGTAGCTGGCTCCTAGTAATGTTATATTCTGTGCCATTTCGCACCTCCTACGAGATGCTCAATACCTTGGTAGTGCCATCCTGGGATACAACTGCCTGCGACAATGTCCCTGTGACTGACGCTATGCAGTCATCATCTGCTGCACAACCAACCTTTACAACGATGTTCTTTGCGATGTACTGTGCAAGTAAATTCTCTGTAGTCACTGCCTTGATGGTCTGTTTGCCGGCAAGATACTGTGACGCAGCTATCTCCTGATCCGTTGTCGAAGGATTATATGACGCTGCAGATTTTTCGGTCATGTTTCCGGTGACTTCTCCATTGGCGCCAAATCCCTTTTTATTATTTCGTATATCACCAGATGCTATATTCGCTCCGGATGTATCATAGAACTTGGCAGTTCCGCCTCCACTTTTGGGGATATCTACCTCGGGTACATTCTGGTAAGTGACTTCGTTGATAATTACATTCTGTGCCATGTTTTTCTCCTCATGATACTGTTAATGTTGATCCGTTCCAGGTTATGAGACCGTAATTGGACGGGATCGGATTGATTACTATATTTTCTTTGACCACCTTTTCGGCCGTCATTAAGATCTGTGTCTCTCCTGAGGGCGTCACCTCGTGAATCCCCCGGTATGTCTCCGGCTCTATTATCTTCGGGATCGTGAGCTCACCTTCTATGGATCCAACTGGTGACAGCTCACCGGTGATCGTTTCTATCGGAGACAATGTGCCGATCAGCTGAGCCTGGACCGTCATTTCGCCTTCCATTACTCTACCTCCTCAGTCAGTTTGAAGATCCCTTTTATAAAGGTATCAGGTCTCCCTTCTAAAGAGTCATGTTTTGTGAGTTCTATATCATACGCATATTCTCCGAAGGCCAGCTCCTTAGTGTCGCTTTCCTGAATCTGGAGCAGACATGTGTCCAGCGGAATCGGAATGTTCAGGAGCGGTTCATCATCCGTGTAGTCTGATCCATCCGGCTTGAGCTTATTATGCTTCATGGCGAATCTCAACGAATCTCCCTCTTCAGGAACATACGGAGTACCATCCTCCTCTTTCATTCCGACCACGACTGCAAAATAATCGCCTCGCGTCAGTTCTATGTCATATCCGTTTTTCGTCTTTTTTATCTTATGCATGTCTTTCTCCAATAAAAAAGCACCTTCGTATGAAAGTGCTTTTGACTCATATAATATAAAATGTTCTTAATTCATAAAACTTGCTTTAAACTCATCATCAAGCTTTATATTATATTTTTCAAATAGATAAATCATTTCAGTAGACCAAGTGTAGCCATTATTTTCATAAATGCTGTTTCCTCCAGCAATTACTTTATTCGTCAATGGATCTCTCACATAAAAAGCTCCTATGAGATAAGGCGTTACCTGCGTTTTAAGGTATGCTAAAATATTCTGCTTAACTCTCTTAGGCAGAACTTCCGTGATGCTCTTCGGATCAGATAAATATTTGTCTTTAAAAGGGCCAGTACCCTTTGCTAAAATAATTCTAGTCATTTCGTTTTTTGGGCTCAAACTTTCTCCAATCACCCAACTTTGTTTTATCTGGAATAGCAATACCTTCTATTTCTATTTCTTCCGCAATTATTATATCACTAACTCCATCTTTATTCAATGGGCTAAGCCATATTTTTTCTGTTGGTGCAAGTACTGTTTTACCAGTAGCATTAGCAAGTCCCTGAGCTGCATATGCTTCATCTTTCCCTGCTTCGCACGCAAACAAACGTATTGTATCATTCTCTATTCTTCCATGTTCAAGCAAAATTCGACCAAGTTCATATGCTGAAATGTCTGATTCTTTTCCATCGGCATCTACATATGAAAACCCATATTTATCGCCATGAATAAACACGTCATCACATTTTTCTTTTTTGGGTACATGATTTGCTCTATCATGCAATCCTTCTGGATCAAGTCTGCTAAAAAGATTGTTGCTACTGAAAGATACATATTTATTATCCAATGATGTGCCTTTATATTTTCGCATTCCCACATTATTAATTCTATTAACATTCATCCATTGTTCTCTACTCCACCTGGCTTCTTTTTGGCTCTCAAACTCCTTTTTCGACCATACATCCTGATATCCGTCTTCATCCCTATAGGTCACCATACATTTGCAGTTGTCATGGCGCCTGTAGATGTCATCGGGAGCATTCTCCGGAGTATAGATCCCGGCCAGATCCGCGCACCATTCACAGCACTTACCGAGCTGCCTTCTTATGATGACCTCCTTCATGCCGGCTCTGGATCTGAACTTTACGTTCGCTTCCACGTACTGATCATAGAACGCATGGCACAGGTTGCTGACCGGTTCTCCAAGCAGATTGCTTATAATGTTTTCAAAGGTTTTCTTCTTCGCCATCCTCTTCAGCCTCTTCAAGAGCCTGCATAAGGCCATTAAGAAGAGCTCTTATCCTTTCTTCCGGGAACTCTGCCCTTACGGGATTAAGGTGTACATTCCTTGTACTGTCTATCTGCTTTTGGATCTCCGATGCTGCGTCATTTACCATTCCATGGACTCGTTCCAGAAGCGGTTTGATCGTGCGTTCTGCGATATTCCAATAGAGCTTCCCATCCGGCAGTTCATCCTGTCTGATATTCTCGATAAGCGCAGCTGAAGCACACTCTCCAAGCGCCCTTGCATATAGTGAAACATCTTCAGGTTTAGCCTGGCTATTCCGGAGCTTTTCTTTGAAGGCACGAATGTCCATATTACGATTCACCTTCCCGGTAAAAGCTTTTTCTATCTTTTCATACAGCTTAGGTGCTACGTCTTCCATTATCAGATTCCTGTTAAGTCTTCAAATTTTTCTTCATCGAAGTATCCGGGAAGTGCCTGGTTGATCTTGGCCACACCGTCTCCGTAGAGTCCAAGCGATGACGCATCAGCTTCGAATACCGGCGCCCACTTGGGCTTCGTGAGATACAAGACATCGCGTGTATACGGCTTTTCAAGATTATCCTGATGGCATCTCGCAAGATATGCAGCATTGAGGAATCCTGTTCCAAACGTGCGCTGTGCCTTCCTGGCCATAAGACGAAGGTTCTCGTGAGAAGCTTTAATCGCTTCTGCAGAGCTGGGATTGTCTGTAGCGAATCCAAGGTCATCCATTGTCAGGCCAGTTTCCCCGGCAAACATAGAGGCTATCGCTCTTAACTGTTCTGTGTAAGGGCTCATAGTCTGCTGCTGGAACTGACCGACTACAGGCTTCTCGCCTTCGTCATCCTTAGTGATCTCCAGCATAGTGGTTACTGCAGCCTTCCAGGTATCCAGCTTATCCGCGTCCTGAGAAGTTCCCAGAGCATATCTCTGTGGATACGAATAAAAGTCAGCTGATATATCCATCCTGACCAGGGTACGCTTAGCCATGCTCTGAAGGTTCATGCAGGCTCTGCTTATTCTCGAATGTCCGAAAGGTCTCCTCGCGTCAGGGCGATATACTATAGGCACCAAAAGAGGATATGGAGCCCTCGAAAGGTCGACACGGATTAGTTTATTGCTTTCGTAGTATTCCGTCCTCCCTGCGGTAAAATAAGCCTCCAGAACAGGTCTTCTCTGGTCATTCCTCTTCAGCACTGCATATCCTTCAGTAAGGAATCCAGTAACAGGATCCATTATACCTGTTGCATTCCCTCCATCTATGACTTCAAGTCTTGGAACAGCTCCGGCATTGTCTGCTATGTAAATAAAGCTGCATGAGCTTATCATTGCAGAAAGTATTGCACTGTCAGGCAGGATATCCGGATTGTTCATGTCCAGGATCTGCTGGAGATCCAGATTGTCATCCTTGAAGCCTTTGAAGATCAGACGGTCCGCAAGGCTGTCTACCGCCTTCGCACTCCACCCCATTACAGCTGAATAGTACCCTCTGAGTTCTATGGGCACTACCGGGTTAAGCCTCTTCCCTTCTTCCTTCATCTCGTAATATTTGTATCTGAGGTTTACCCTGGATTCTTTCTGTGCAAGTTTTCTTCTCAGGTAAGCCATGCCTTTCAGATCCGGCATCTCGTTTCTCCTTTTCGGCAAAAAAATACGCCTCTTCAGCCAGGCGTTTTCCTATCGTGTGTTTTTTTTCGTA